TTAATAAAATGCTTGTTTACGAACAACAGGCAAGAATTATAGATAAATTGGATGGAGATGAGGCAAGGCAATTTGCAAAAGCTTATTGCAAACTATTTCTACAACAACAGGAAGCAGTAGCAAATTTAGCAAAATTATAATTTTATGATATGAGTGATCAGGTATATCTTGGTAATCCTAACCTTAAAAAGGCTAATGTGCCAGTAGAATTTACACAGGAACAAATTCTTGAGTTTATTAAGTGCAAGAATGATCCTGTGTATTTTGCTAAAAATTATATCAAGATTGTTTCGCTGGATCATGGTGAGATACCATTTAAGATGTATCCTTTTCAGGAAAAACTGATCAATAATTTTCATAATAACAGATTTAATATCTGTAGAATGCCTCGTCAGACAGGTAAATCTACAACTTGTGTTTCATATTTGTTACATTATGCCGTCTTTAATGATAATGTCAATATAGCTATTCTAGCCAACAAGGCATCCACCGCACAGGATCTACTCAGTAGATTGCAATTTGCATATGAAAAACTACCAAAGTGGATGCAACAAGGTATCGTATCATGGAATAAACGATCTCTAGAGCTAGAAAATGGTTCCAAGATTATCGCCGCGTCTACTTCTGCATCTGCTGTCCGTGGCGGATCGTACAATGTCATCTTTTTGGACGAGTTCGCGTTCATCCCAAATCACATTGCTGATGAATTCTTTGCCTCTGTATATCCTACTATTTCGTCAGGTCAAAGCACGAAAGTCTTAATTGTTTCTACCCCAAAGGGTATGAATCACTTCTATCGCATTTGGCATGATGCGGAGAGAGGTAAGAATGAATATATTCCCACAGATGTTCATTGGTCAGAAGTTCCTGGTAGAGATGAAAAGTGGAAAGCGCAGACAATCGCAAACACTTCAGAACAACAGTTTAAAGTTGAGTTTGAGTGCGAATTTTTAGGATCTGTTGATACTCTCGTATCTGCATCAAAACTCAGATCCTTAGTATATGATGACCCAATTAAATCTAATGCAGGTTTAGACATTTATGAAGAACCTCAGAAAGATCATAATTATGTTTTAACTGTGGATGTGGCTCGTGGTGTGGAAAAAGACTATTCTGCATTTACGATTTGTGACACAACGGCATTTCCATATCGTCTTGTAGCGAAATACAGGGATAATCAAATCAAACCCATGTTGTTTCCCAGTATTATTAAAGATCTTGCTGTTGCGTATAATAAAGCATATATTCTTGTAGAAGTTAATGACATTGGAGAACAGGTAGGGCAAATCCTCCATATGGACTTAGAATACGATAATGTTCTCATGTGTACGATGAGAGGTCGTGCTGGGCAATTAGTAGGTCAGGGATTTTCTGGAAAGAAATCTCAGATGGGAGTTAAGATGTCCAAGAATGTCAAAAAGATTGGATGTATGAATCTTAAGACATTGATTGAAAGCGATAAACTTATTATCAAAGATTATGATACTATTAGTGAACTAACAACTTTTATTCAAAAAGCAAACTCTTTTGAAGCCGAAGATGGGTGTAATGATGACCTTGCAATGTGTCTGGTAATTTTTGCATGGTTAATTGCACAACCATATTTTAAAGAAATGACGGACAATGATGTTCGTAAGAGATTATATGAAGAACAAAAAAATCAGATTGAACAGGACATGGCTCCTTTTGGTTTTATTTCTGATGGTTTGGATGGTGGAGAAAGTTTTATAGACGAACAGGGAGATCGTTGGCACATTGATGAATATGGTGATAGATCATTTATGTGGGATTATCAGTAATGGATATAGATAATCAGTTTGAATTAGAACATTTATTTCTTACTGAAAGGAAGTGTAGAGTTTGTGGGCAAACTAAAGATCTCATAGATGGATTTTATTTAACCCGTAAAGGAAGAGGTGACATAGCATCTGCGTATTCTTATGAATGTAAAATTTGCACTATTATGAGAATAAAAAATAAGAGAAAAATAAAAAATGTCAGTCATAGATGGGAATATCCTGATTGGTAAATTGTTCATTGGCGGTTTCCCCATTATAAAGTAAGCAAATAATAAATATTTGTAGTCAAGTTGAAACTCTTTAGAGGGAAAGACATGTCGCTAAACTTAGTATCACCAGGCATAAAGGTCAGAGAGATTGATCTTACTGTAGGCAGAATAGATGCAGTAAACGAGCAAATCGGGGCCTTCGTCGGACCTTTCCAAAAGGGTCCAGTAGATGTTCCAGTTCTCATAGAAACTGAAAAAGATTTGTTGAATACTTTCGGCAAACCATTAAATAATGATAATCAATATGAATATTGGTTGACCGCATCTTCATATCTTTCTTATGGGGGAGTATTGAGAGTAATTAGATCCGACTCTACCCAATTAAGAAACGCAAACTATCCAGTATCTTCTCCTGTAGCTCTCAAAATTAAAAATCAGGAGGATTATACAAATAACTATTCATCCGCTACTGATTGGATTTTTGCTGCTAAAGATCCAGGATCTTGGGGCAATGGATTAAAAGTTTGCACAATTGATGCTGCAGCTGATCAAAGAGTTGCTATTGGAACTTTTGGTATTACTGTTGGTTCCGCAATAACATGTGGATTCAGTACTGACTATGCAACTGCTTCTGGAACGGTACAATCATTTACCGGATATGTGAAAGGTATTGTAAGCAGTATTGGTGTTGATAGTATTGATGTAAAAATTGTGAGTTTACATAATGAGACAACGGGAGTTGCTACTCAAGCATCTTATACTTCCTCGGGATTAAATAGAATCCTCGGCGGCGCAAATCAATATTGGCAAATTTTTAACAGTGTTGGAACTGCCTCTTCATTAGAAAGATTTAGATTAAGGGATAGTGCCAATGTTGGAGTAGGATCTACAGTTATTACATCTTCCAATCTAATTATTAGCGATATTTATTCAAATAGTTTAGCTTCGGTTGGTGATTTAATCCAAACTCTGAATGGTGCTTTAACTGCAAGAATTACTGGAATTACAACTACTCAAATTTTAATTGATACTGCGTCTCCAGTTGCTTTTGCAGCTACTACATTAGTTATTAGATATGCAAAAAATGTAATTGATAATACTACAAATAAAGGTGAAGGTCTATTCACAAAATCGCAAAATACAGTTGTTGATTGGTATGAACAACAGACTTTGGGTTTAACTAATAATGTAATTTATTGGAAGTCGATTGCACCTAAACCAGGAACTTCTCAATATGCTTTAGAAAGAGGTGGAAAAAATGATGAACTTCATCTCGTGGTTGTTGATGACACTGGGTCTGTAACTGGAGTATCTGGAAATATTTTAGAAAAATATACAAATTTAAGCAAAGGTTCAGATGCAAAAATTTCTCCGTCTGAAAACATTTACTACAAAAATTACTTAGCAAATACTTCTTCATATGTATTTGCAGGAACTAGTGATTCCCTTTCTGGAAACAATTTCACTACTCTTACTGGATACACGCAAGCCAGCGGAGGAACTATTGCTTGGGGACAAAACTGCACAGGAATAAATTTTGGTTCTGCAGGCAACAGATCATATAGTTTGTCAAATGGATACGATTATTCTTCAGCATCTGGAGGTATGTCACTTACTTTATCTGATGTATTAAATTCCTATGAAATTTTTAGAAACCCTGCAGAATACGATATTAATTTCTTGATCTCTGGTCCTGATGGTGGAAGTACTGTATTTGAAGCTCAAGCAAAAGCAAATAGACTGATCGATATTGCAGAATCTAGAAAAGATTGTATTGCTTGTATTTCTCCAAGAAGATCTGGTGTTATTGGAGTATCTAATAGTGATACTCAAACTGCAAATATCATTGGTTTCTTTGATGCAGTTACATCTTCTTCTTATGCTGTATTTGATTCTGGATACAAGTACATGTTTGATAGATTTAATAATGAATTCAGATATATTCCACTTAATGGAGATATTGCTGGCTTAATGGCTAGAACATCAATCAATAACTACGCTTGGTTCTCCCCAGCCGGAGCTTCAAGAGGTGTCATAAACAATGCAATTAAACTTGCATATAATCCATCCCAACCACAGAGAGATCTTCTCTATCCTAAGAGAATTAATCCAGTCATCTTCTCTCCAGGAGCGGGAATTATTCTTTTTGGAGATAAAACCGGACTATCTGTTGCAAGTGCATTCGATAGAATTAATGTTCGTCGTTTGTTCCTAACAGTTGAAGACACAATTTCAAGAGCAGCTAAGGCACAACTCTTTGAATTCAATGATGTCATTACGAGAGCAAACTTTGTAAATATCGTTGAACCATATCTCCGTGATGTTAAGTCAAAGAGAGGAATTACAGATTTCTTAGTTGTTTGTGACGAATCAAACAACACCCCAGATGTAATTGACGCAAATCAATTTAGGGCTGATATTTTCATCAAACCTGCAAGATCAATTAACTTCATTGGTCTTACTTTTGTTGCTAATAGAACTGGTATTAGCTTTGAAGAGGTTGTTGGAACCGTTTAATTTTTTCTAAAACATCAATCCCTACAGAGGTAAAAACAAATGTCATTTTCAAACACTCCAAGTTTTAGCTCCAGAACTTTAGAAGATTTTAAAGCAAGGTTGATTGGTGGAGCAGCTCGTCCCAACCTTTTTGAAGTTGAACTCACATTCCCACCATTTGCAACTGAAGGTTCAACTGGAGATTCAACAGATCAAACAAGATCTGTAAGTGAATTGTCCAGATTCATGATTAAAACTGCAAATTTGCCAGCATCTAATGTTGGTGTTATTGAAGTTCCTTTCAGAGGAAGAACATTAAAAATTGCAGGTGATAGAACATTTGATGTATGGACAGTTACTGTCATCAACGATGTTGACTTTTCTCTTAGAACTGCTTTTGAGAAGTGGATGAACGCAATCAACAAACATGATGATAACTCTGGATTAATTAATCCAGCTCAATATCAAAGAGATGCTATTGTCAAGCAGTTTGGAAGATCTTCACTATCTTCAGCGCAATCTAGTGTTACATCTCCAACAGTTACTACTGCAGGAGATTCAATTCCAGTTCTTAAGGCATACAAGTTTTATGGAGTATTCCCAACAGCTGTAAGTGCTATTGATCTTTCATATGATTCTACTGATGCTATTGAAGAATTCACCGTAGATCTTCAAGTTCAATGGTGGGATGCTCTCGATGGAAATGGAGCAACTCAATTGGGTACTGATCCTCAGGTTTTGAACCCTCTATAAATAATAGAAATAGAGTTAATATTTGAGTAATGCCTAAATTATTTGGTTTTAAGATCCAAGATGAGGGAGACGATAGATCAAAAAAATCTATCGTCTCTCCTGTTCCGGAGAATCAAGAAGATTCTTCGGATTTTTATGTTGCGAGTGGATTTTATGGACAATATGTTGACATTGAAGGAGTCTACAAATCCGAGTATGACTTAATTAAAAGATATCGTGAAATGGCGATTCATCCAGAAGTGGATAGTGCAATTGAAGATATTATTAATGAAGCAATCGTTTCGGATCAAAATGATTCACCAGTTCAAATCGATCTTCAAAATGTTCCAGCTTCGGACAGATTAAAAAATATAATCCGAAATGAGTTCAAATATATCAAAGAACTTTTAGATTTTGATAAGAGATGCCATGAGATTCTAAGAAATTGGTATGTTGATGGTAGAATCTATTATCATAAAG